GAACTGCAGAATGACAGCCTACGCTTTGATCACTGCAAGGATCTTGCCGGCGAATACGACCTGGAGCGCGTACTGAAAGAAACTTGGTATGAGTGCGGCCTCTGTCACAAGCCCATCTACGAGCACCACAAGCGCGACATGATGCTTGCGCATCGATGGAGGCAGACCAATCCGACTCCAGCTCCGGGGAAAATCTCCATCCACATCAGCGATCTCTACAGCCAATTTGCCTCCAGCACCTGGGGGAAACTGGCCTGCGAGTACATCCCCGCGCTGAAGAGCATTGCGGCGATGACGCGCTACCGGCAAGAGCGGCTTGGAAAGCCAGAGAGACTCCGATCGAGTGAGTTGAAGACTGAGGACATCCTCAAACTCCGCAGCTCCTACCATCGCAAAACACTCCCGGATAAACCCGCGCTCTATGCCATGGGCGTGGACGTCCAGTCCGATGTGAAAAAATGGATCAAAGGAGGATTCAATCTTCATGGTGACCTCTGGCTCTCCGACTGGGGATATACCCTTGCCTACGATGAGCTGCTTGAAATTGCCGATGCTCCCACTCCGATCGGAGTCCCCTTTGGAAACTGGAACCGCTCGGAACCATGGACCGAGGAGAGTGTTGTTGTGGAGCAGGGAATCATCGATGAGGGGCACGACATGGAGGGAGTGCGGCGCTTGTGCGTCCGGAGCGACGGCCTCTTTGTGCCTAGTAAAGGCCGCGGCGGCATTCAGATCCGCAGCCTGGTCAACGAGAGCATCGGTGAAATCGACGGTGAGGAGATCATCACCTATCACTTTTCAGACGATCAGTTTAAGAAAGCGCTCCTGATCGGCCGTATCGCTGAACTACCTAAAATTCTTGCCGGAAAATCCAAAAGCCCCCGGCTGTACCTGCCTTATGAAGTCGATGCAGAATTTGCCGATGAACTCACCAGTGAGAAGCTTGTGGTGGAGCAAGATCGCCTTGGCTACCCGCGCGAAATTTGGAAAAAGGCTCCCAGCATTCCGAATGACTTTTCAGATGCACTGAAAAACCTCCTGGTGATCTGGTACTGGATGGGCCCGGGAATCGTGGCAGCACACCCGTCTGTGCCGCCTCCGGAGACAGCTGATGCAGCTTAGGGTTTTTTGTCTGCCGATCCTCCCGGATCAGGCATCCGATGATCAGTAGATCATCGGACTTCTCGGCTGATCGCCTCGAATGACTAAACCGCGCACCCCGCGCGCCTTTTGACGGGCTTGTTTGACTATCGCTCCTTCTGTATGGCAGAAGCCGTGAGAGAGCCGAGGCACTAAGCCGCGGGGTTTTTCGTTTTACCCGCGCATGAATGGGGGACATCCCGCAGTCCCCGCCGATCCACGGAGCGGGACTTTTTGACGGCACTTGTCTCCGGACAAGCTGTGCCGCCCTTTGGGCCACGCCATGCGGCGTGCTCTTACGCGCCGCTTCCCAGCGGCTTGTTTGACATAGGTGCAAGGGGCAATGGCCTTTGATGACACCGTAAAATCGTACCTTCGGCTTTATAGCCAAGAACAAATTGAGGCCGCCTTAAGGGTGGCACTCGCTGATCAGGCCAGTGGTGTAACCATCACGGGGATCTCTGGTGATGGGGGATCTACGAACGGAGTGATCAATGGGCACACCGACCAGATCATCAGCATCCTGAATGCCTGCCTGGAACGTCTCGATGCTGGCTATCCGAATGATCAGGTTGACCAGCCTGTCAGCCACTGGGACTTCAGCCGCCAAATTCTCGGCACCTGAGTTATGGCAAAGAAGCCCTCCCCTGCCTCAAGTCGCCGTAGCTCCTCTGCGCGGTCCCGATCTGGCGCAAAATCATCGACCCTTCAGACATCAGCCTGGTCGAGTTTCGATGCGGCCAATCGGAGCACTACTCGCGGATGGATTTATTTTCCCACGCTCGACACCGCAAAGGAACTCGACAGCTACAGCCACTGGGAATTGGTGAAGAAGGCTCGCTGGTTCTATGCAAATAGCGGGTTTGCCCGCCGCGCGGTGAATGGCCTCGCGAACATGATTGGATTCCTCACCCCGCGTGCGCTGACGCGGGATCCTGTGTGGAACGAACTGGCAATGAGGAATTTTGAGTCCCGTGCCGGCTCTGCGCAGATCTGCGATTTGATGGGCAAGCATAACTTTTACGACTACCAACTCGCCCTGAGTCGCAATGAGTTGAAGGACGGTGACATGATCACCGCTCTCAGCAAGACGGCCAGCGGTGGTGCAGCTTTTCTGGGCTACGAGGCTCATCAGATCGGCAATAGCTCCCTGACAGATGCTGACGTCTGGAGCAATGGCGTCCTGTCCGACCGCTTCGGTCGGCACCTCGCCTATCGCATCATTAGTGGCTCCGGTCATTACGACATCGCCGCGTCCGACGCTATCTACACGGGAGATTTTGAACGGCTCAATCAGCCTCGTGGCATCACCGGCTTTGCGCATGCCATCAACCATCTCCACGACATCACCGATATCACCCGTGATGTGAAGCTGGGCATCAAGGTGGGAAATCAGATCGGCTTCTACCGGACCCGTCCTGGTCAGAAAAATACCTCTTCGGCAAATCGCCGCATGGGCGCAGGCCGCAATCAGCAAACGCCGGACCCGACAATCCCTGCGGCCAAAGTTGACCTTGAGGAAATCTTTCGCAGTGGCAAGGTCCCCGACCTGACCGATGGAGAGGAGCTCCGGACGCTTTTGGATACCCGGCCGCATCCGAACCAGATGTCCCTGATTGACTTCCTCGTGCGCGATATGAGCCTAGGATTTGGTGTCGCTCCGGAGGTGCTCACGCTGGCTGGATCCAAGAACAGCGTGGCGAACCGCATGGTCCTCTCGGATGCTGAGAAATGGGTGGATCAGAAACAGGGTCGGCTTGCTGACCGCTTCTGCACCCGGTACTGGGTCTATCACGTTGCTTGCGAAATGAAGGCCGGTCGCCTTCCGAAATGCAAAGACCCCGAGTGGTGGAAGGTCGGCTGGATTCCTCAGAAGCGCCTCACGGTGGACCGCAGCAAAGATGGCAAACTCAGCATCGATTTGCACAAGGCCGGCATGATCACCCTGGCCCGTCATTACGACGAACAATTCTCCCAGGACTGGAAGCCGAATTGCGATCAATGGATGGATGAGCTCGCCTACCTGCGCGATGGACTGAAAACCCGCGGCTTCCAGGACATGAGCGAAGTGCAGCTCCTTCTGGGCGCACCGAATGTGAAAGTCACCGAGCAGGCCCAGCCCGACGAGCTGCAGCATGATGGGAAAAATCCTCCGCCTGATGACACCGACGAAACGCCTGGCCTCGATGATTCCGGAGAGCCGCTCGACGAGTAACCCGATTTCCAAAATCACCTGATCTAACCCCACCGCGCCATGAAATTCGCCCACCTGCTTACAGCCTTCTACTTCCAGCCCTGGGCCATTCGTCCGGATGCACACATGCTCCTGGGTCGCAAACTCCACGACTACCTGCAGGCGCGCAATGGCAAGATGACCCGAGCCGACTTGCTCGGTGATGAAGATGAGGATCAGGACAATGGTGACGGGGACGATACGGGAGCACGGCCGGCACCCGAAAGTGCCATGGGCGTCATGTTGATTAGGGTGCATGGCATCATCGGTCGCCACCTCGGCTGGCTGGAGATGATGTGCGGTGGCTACGATCTCGACTGGTTAAATGCAGATCTCGATGCTCTCGAAGCCGATACCTCCATCCATACCGTCATCTTCGATTTCAATACACCCGGCGGCCAGACCTCTGGCGTAGCCGAGGCGGCGGCCCGGATCGCCGCGCTTGGCGTGAATACCATTGCCTACACCGATGGGGAATGCTGCTCGGCTGGCTACTACCTTGCCTCCGCGTGCGATGAGATCCTTGCTTCCCCGAGCGCGACCGTTGGCTGCATCGGCGTCTATATTGCCGGCGTGGATAGCTCTCGGGCGTGGGAGCAGGAGGGCCTGAAGCTGAAACTCTTCCGCGATGGCAAATTCAAAGCCCTGGGGATGGATGGCAAGGAATGGACCGCTGATGAAGATGCCTTCCTGCAAGCGCGAACCGATAAAGTCAGCGCGCAGTTCAAGGGATTTGTCCTCGCCCAGCGCCCTTTCGTCTCGGCAGATACCATGCAGGGGCAATGGTTCGACGGGGATGATGCTGAAGATAATGGCCTAGTCGATGATCTCTCGCCTGACCTGCAGAGCGTCATCACGGCTGCGGTCGCTGCCGGATTGCTTGCAGAATAATGTTCAACAGCAACCCCGCTAGCCACGTGGCTAGCGGGGTTTTTTTTGTTTTAAGGGGCATTGTTTTTCCGTTCCGTGGTTTTTGACGGCACTTGCCTCCCGGCAAGCGGTGCCGCCCTTCGGGCCACGCCTTACGGCGTGCTCTTACGCGCCGCTTCCCAGCGGCTTGTTTGACACGGCAAGGAAGTCATGAGCAAACGACTCCTAAACTGCCTCCTCTTCCTCTCCGCTGACAACCTTGGCGCGGCCGGCTCCGCAGCCGCTCCCGCACAATCAGCTGCTCCTGCCGCCCCGGCTGCAGCTGCACCAGAAGCTCCCGCCGCTCCCGCACAACCGGCAGCTGCTGTGGCCAAGCCCGGCATCTTTGCCAAGGCTGGTGAATTCATCGCTGCCCGCGCTGACCTCCTGCAGAAAATTTCCGCCCACGAGACCACCATCACGGATCTCCGGGGGCAGCTGAGCACCGCCCAGGGCACCATCACCACGCAGCTCGCAGAGCTGACGGAGCTCCGCGCCGGCAAGGCGAGCCTCGAAGCGGCTGTTGCAGGACTGGAGACCTCTGCCAAGTCGGCTGAGGAGCAAGCAATCGATATCGCAGCTTCCCAGGGTGTCCCACCCAAGCAGCTTGCTGCGGTTTCCGCTGAGGCCAAGACCGCCGAGGAACTCCGCGCTGACTGGAACGCGATCAAAGATCCCACGGCCCGTGCTGCCTTCTACGCCAAGCACAAGGACCAGCTCCTCACGGCCTGATTTGACACCCGCACGCTGACAACACCTCACCCAACGCACACACACCTCGCTACCCACTGATACAATGATCACTAAGTTTCGCACCTTCACTAGCCTGCTGCTTGCAGTAGCTGTCATCGCCACTTCGTTTGTTATCGGAATCCATAACGGCGCGACCGCCGGTGTTGCCTTTGCAGGCATCTTCACCGTGTTTGGTGCTGGGATGTTTTCGACCACATGGATCACGCCCCACCTTGGAGCTAACGCACTCGGCTCTCTCTCAGGTTCCCTGATTCTTCAGGAAGCCCTTCAACTCACCTTCTCGCATCGTCCTCTGCTGAAAATGATCAGCAAAGGGTTCCGCGAGATCGACGGTAGCGTCGAGAACGCGCTCCTGAACCAAAGCGTCATCACCCGCACCTTGAGCATTCCCTCGGTGGGTAATTTCGGCGATGCGGCGTCCGACATCGCTGACACCGATGTGCCTGTCGTGCTGAACGGATTCAAGCAGGTCTTTATCACGCTGACTGCGGCTCAGTACAACGCCACCAACCGCGATGTCATCAGGGAGGAGGCACAGCCCATCGCGACGGCGATCGCCAACCACATCGTCGACAGCGTGAGCGCCCTCTGGGTTGCTGGCAACTTTGCCAAGAGCCTGGTCACGGCTACCAATACCCGTGCAGACCTCACCCTGCCGCTCATGACGGCGATGGATGGCACGACCGATGCCAATGCAATCCCCGCTGATGGCCGATTTGCAGTCTTTAATGGCACCGTCTATGGTGGTCTGCTGGCTGACCCCGTGATCGTGGCAGCCTTGAACAACCCCTCCAACGGGGACGCCATCAAGACTGGCAAACTTCCTGCCGTGGACGGCATCCAGATCGATAAGATGCCCACCCTCGGGAATGGTGGTGCCCATCGCGTCGGTTTCGCCGGTACGCCTGATTCCACCTGCTACGCAGCCCGTGCTCCTAAGGATCCATCCGAGCTGCTCCCAGGAGCTCAATTCCCCGGTGTCATCGGCTATGTCGAGGACCCCGCGACGGGATTCCGCGTCATGGTCAACCAGTGGATCGGCACAGACCTTTCGCTCAACAACCGCATCATCTGGCTGGAGGGCTATGCGGTCGGCAACGAGAACAACGGTATCATCATCAGCAACGCCTGATTTTTCACCATCCCCGCAGCTCCCCGCTGCACGACAGAAAGCACCGAGAGATCACCACATGGCCTCTCGGTGCTTCTTTTTTTAACCCATCATACCAACTCCGATGACAGCATTTGAAAAAGTCCAATCTCTCTACGCCCAACTCGCCTCCGGCGCGCGGATCTCTCCTACAGTCTTCGAGAAGCACCTCAAGGAACTCTACGCCGAGCACGAGCAGCTGCTTGCCGCTTTTGCGACCTCTGCAGCGAAAGTCGAAGGTCAAAAGTCGAAAGCCAGCATTCTGAAGCCTTCGTCCTTCGTCCATCGTCCTTCGACTCAGCTCTAAACCTTCCCTCTTTTTCCCATGAATCCTCTCTCCGTCCGATCTCTGGCGCAGCGTGGTGCCGATCTGAAGCTCTGCCTCTACGGGCATCCCTGCTCCTACAAGGGCAACGCATTCATGGCGACCAAACTCCCGACGCGCGATGCTAGGGCGCTGCGAGCCGGTGGCCTCACCATAGATAGCGATACCGTGATCCGTCTGCTCAAGAGCGCGCTGCCGATCGTGCCAGTCTCCGAGACCATGGTGACCGTCGATGGCAAAGAATACCGGATCGCCGAGGTCAAGGATGTCACCGATCCGATCGCTGAATGGGTATTGGCGCTCCATAACCTCGCCTGATCATGATCACGGCGCAGATCGACATCAGTGGCATGCAGGAGGTCATCGCGGCGATCTCCGTGTCCACGCTGCGCCCGATGAAGGAAGTGACGCTTGCCGAGAGCAAGAGCGTGTTGCAGACCACCATGGATCGCACGCCGCTCCTGACTGCTGGTAAAATTCGCAGCGGCCTTGAAAAGAAATTTCACCAATTCGCAGACGCGACGCATTGGGGCCCCACGGCCACAGCGGTTATCCCGCGGATTAGCATTGCGGCCGGTAAGGGTAATGTCTGGCTGCTCAAGGATGCAGCCACGAGGAAAAGCCCTCGGAAAAAAGGCTCCAGAGCGATAGCGGGTGGTCCTGTCTGCCACTTAATCAGTCAACACCACGAGACAGAGGAAGACTGGAGTCTCTATCAGGCCCTGGAGAAAGAACGCAAGAGCACCCTTGCCGCCAAGATCAAGGAACGGCTGGCTCGCCGCGGCTTGCCTCGCCAGAGCTGGTGGTTGATGGCTCAGATGTCGGGCGTGCCGGTTAGAGCCAGTAGTGTGGTGACAGGCGCCCGGGTGCGTGGAGCACTACTGGATGATGTCGCGCGCGTAACCGCCGCCTCTGGCCCGAACTCCTTCACCATCTCCTTTGCAAATTCCTCGCAGGCCAGCATCAAACATGACGGCTTCCGCATCCTCCAGGGAGTGCTGGCAGGTCGTGAAAAATACTTCCGCACCAACATGGAGAAAGGCGTCTTCGACAGCGCCAAGGAAGTAGAGCGAGCCTATCCGAATCTCATCTCCGTCACCTAACCTCCTCACTTTTTACCTTCCTACTTTTTACTTTCAGCCATGTCCCTTCCCGCCCTTCAGCTTGAAAATTCCCTTGTCGCCTATCTCCGCCCCATGCTCTCCGGGGTGGCCATCCATCCCGGCCATAGCAACGAGGAGCAGAGCGCGCTGCCGCGGGTCATTTTTTCGGCTACCTCAGCCGGCGGGGATCTCTCCATCGGTGCAGGCGTCGATGAGATCGAAATCGAGATCACGATCATCACGGCGATCGGCTCGGTGAATGGTGACCCTGATCCGGTACAGACCATTTCGATGCTGGCGGAGACAATCCGTGAAAAGTTGGGACTCGATCAGATCGATACCCTCGCCACCATTCTTTCCTTCCAGGCGCCTCCTCTTGTGCTCTCTGGGCTGGAATACGAAGGCCAGAGAGAAGGTCGCGATACTCAGCGCGCGATCCATGGCCTCATGCTTGATTACCGCGCCTGGGTGGCGTGATCTGCTGCTTGTTTGATTCGCTCGCGCCCGCGCGGCTCACCCCTTCGGGGCTGCTGATGTTTTGACGGCACTTGCCTCCCGGCAAGCTGTGCCGCCCTTCGGGCCACGCCTGCGGCGTGCTCTTACGCGCGCGTTCCCACGCGCTTGTTTGACACCCGCGCTCTGTCATGAGCAACAACGTCCTTGGTACCGGTCTTGTCCGGGAAGTCGCACCCACTTTTGCAAATTTTGTCGTCGTCGACGGCACGTGGAAAGAAAAAGACACCACGATGCACGAGCGCACTGACGGTGGTGATGGTAATGTGCTCAACTATTCCTTCTGGAAGCCGGGCGTTGATGCTACTTGCGACCTGGTTTTGAAAGTTGGTTCGGTCCCGCTCCTTATCGGTGACGTGCTGACCGAGACCGCTGATCCACAGGCTGGTGCAACCGTTCGTTCCTTTGTGGTGCTGGATGCCACCAAGTCCAATTTCGGCGGCAAGCCACTTCGCCAGGCCGTGCAGCTCGCCTACCACACCGGCTTCACGCCGACCGTCGTTTCCTAATGTTCCGCCGTGAGCCGACAACTGGCAGAATGTGTCCTCCACGCCCCGCACAGCATCTGTGGGCGGACACTCCAGCCACTCTCGATCTGGCACTACTGGCTGCTTGATTTTGTCGGCAGCCCCTTGGTGGGAGCGAGTGAGAAAGGAGGCGCGAGCGATCTTGCTCTTGCGATTGAGATCTGCTGCCGTCCTGCAAGTTCTCCGTCGCAGACCTGTGAGCTACCGCTCTCTGTGGATCCCTACCTCCTAGAGCAGCTGCACGAAGTAGGGCTTTCCGAAGTCCTGGCGTCCCTCAAAGTCTATTTTGCGGACTATGTCGCCTCTCCTCGCGTCTGGGAGTCTGAGGAAGGAAGGCCAATCCGCAGCCCGCTCTGCCTCTACATGGTGTCTGTCCTCATGCGGCAGGCCGGCATGAGTCATGATGAGGCCTGGGCGACACAGTTCGGCTACGGCCGGCACCTTTGCCTCGCCCTCGCAGAAGCCGGTGGCAATGAGATCCCGCTTCTGAGTGCCGCGGAGGAGCGGGCGCTGATTGAGGCAGGCTACACCTCCTGACATGAGCGAAAAAAACGCCATCAATTTTAAGCTAGGCACGGATAATACCCTGCTACGAACGGGCCTGCAACAAGCCGAAGGCCAAGTGCAGAGTTTTAAGGAACAGACTCACGACATGCTGGCGGGACTTTTTGCAGGCATAGGGATCGAACAGATGCTCTCCAAGTTCTCAGAGATCAAGAAAGTGTCAGAGACCTTCGATACCACATCGGAGGCGGTGCAGCGAGCATCGGGAGCCGCAGAACATTTTGATACCACAATCGAAGCGGTAGGCACCGCTATGGCTAAAATCCGCAGCGGCCGAGGGGATGTGCTGGAGAAGCTGGGGATCGATGCTGAAGCCTTCAAAAAAGTTGGTCTTGATCAACAGCTCGTCATGGTGGCCGCCGCACTTGAGAAGATCACCGACCCCCAGGAGAGGGTGAACAAGGCCTTCGAGGTTATGGGTCCCCGCGCGAAAGAGATCATGCCCATGATTCTGGCGGGGAGCGCGAAGCTGCAGGAGGTGATGGGGCAGGTGGCCACGCTGGACAATGCCACAGTGGATCAGCTTGCCAAATCTGACAAACAACTCAAAGCCATGCAAAATACAGTGGAAGTAGGCATGGGGTATATTTTTGGGTTTATCAACAACATCATGCAGAGCGTTGGGGCGTTCGAAGGGGGCATCATGGCGGGATTAGTGAGCATTGCTTCGCGTGTTGGACAGTTTTTTGGAGCACTAAGCCATCACGACTGGTCGGGGATGAAGGCATCATTCAGCACGGCAGTTAGTGATATGGTGCAGATATCCTATAATGCCAAAGATCAGATACACGACATTTGGGTTCCCGCTGGCGCCGGCAGTGAGTCTTCCGGTGGTGCAGCTGATACGAACGACAATGGTGCCGATGGGATTGGGAAAGCAGCCAAAGAACGCGCACCCCTTGCGGATCGACTACGTGATATAGAGCAGGAACATGCGACCAAACAACTCGACACCCAAACCCGCCTGAATCAACTCGCTGCGGAGCGTGCGCAACTGGAACTGACCCTCTTTGCCATGAGTTCGGACGATACTGAGAAGCGCGCAGATCTTGAGGACAAACTTGTTGCAAATGCAAAGGAACGCTTGAAACTGCAAGACCGGGCGCGTGAGGAGAATGACAAGGCCTCAGAGGCCTCGGCTAAAGCGCGAGCTTCGGAGAAAGAGCATGCCGCCCGGGCTGCAGAGGAGACTCAGCGCAAGGCGGAAGAGGACAAACAGCGTGCCGCCAAGGCCGCAGAGGATGCCAAGCGCGAGGCCGAGCGCACCCGTGAGCAGCAAGGTCGTGACTACTTCCGCCGTGCTGAGGAACAGCTCGGCTTTGCCTCCGGAAAAGATAGCCGCACTGATTACGAGAAGGGTGGCCAGCACCTGGCCGGGGTGAATTACCAGGTGGTCAACTCCGAAGCCGAAAGGGGTATCCGCTTACAGCAAGAGAGTCGCAACTTCCTGCAAAAGATCGCCGAGAAGGAATGGACCGTGGAGATCCCCGATGCCCAGTAACCGAGGTGAAACCTAAAATG